TGTGGAATTTTTAAAGAGTCCACACAACTAAATAATAAACTAAATAAAGATAAAATAAACTTGTTATGAAAAAGTTACAGATTGGAAATTTTTAACTGAAACTCTAATGTCCTTATTTGGATACCTAATTTCATAAACTTGTGACGGTTGTGCAAAAATTGTGTCGTCAACAGGTAAAATTAATTTTGTTTCAGGATTGGCATATGTCATAGATGTTTCCGCTGAAGAATATTGCCCACCAACTTCATTGAATACATCAATATTTGCAACGGTTAATACTCCATTCGTATTTTGTATTAAACTTCTAACTTCAGATAGATAAACATTCTGACCTAATTGTCTTGTTTGAGGATTAAAATATGCCGATATTTTATCCACAACACTTGAAATTACTTGTCCTGAGTTCTGAGCGGAATCTAAAACAATAGAAATATCCATACTTAAATCAATTACTTCAGCACTAAAAATAGAAATATAATCATTCATCATTCTATAGTTTGATAAATAATTTGCAATGTTCTGTCTTAAAGTATTTGAAACAACATTAGTTAATTTACCTGAGGTATCGTAAGATAATATTTGAATTAATATCTTATTATCATTTTCGGTAATAGATACTTTTGCAGGTGCCCCGAATTGAGCTGGCATGTTTCTAATTAATGATTCGTAATCTTGAACGGTAACCGCTCTTTTCTGAGCAGCAAAGTTAAATGATACATAATTTCTAATTTCCTCTAATGAAGGAATTCCCGCCCCACCAACTGCCGCGGTTACGTTAACACATCTTAATGAGTTAACCACTGATGAGTTTGTTGTCTCTGAAGGTCCGTTAACAAAGAATGACACCGTACCTAACGCATTAATAACATTCGTACCTAAGTTTGTTGCCAAACCACCACCAACTCTATACTGAATAAACAAAGTTGAGTTTGGAGTTAATGTCGCTCCTAATGAAAGGTTATTTGAGTATCTTTGTAAATCTAATGTTGCCCCTAAAGTTGTGAATTGATTTAATTGGTCTTGAGCAGTATTTGTTCCACCACCAAATGTCATTTTTTTAAATCCTTCAGGAGTATACTCAGTAATAAATCTATCTTGAGTTTGGATATACCTACCAACTTTAATACCAGGTTGGTCAGATACTTTTGTAGGGTCTTCAACAAACACTCTATCTTCCGCCAACGCATCTACTTCATACCATCTATTATCTAAACCTAAGAACTCAGCAGTTGTTGGAGTATTTGTGTAGTTGGTACCATTTTTTAATAACACACTTGTAATACCTAACACATTCTTTTCAGGTAGAAATAATTCAAAGAATGGTTTAACATCATTCGCGGCGATAACTTTTTTGAAAACCTTGGTTATACCATTAACAACAAGTTCTCTTTTTGTTATGGTGTAATTAATTAATACGTTGTTTGCATTAAAGTTTGGAATCTTTAATCTATTTGGAAATCCTTGAGCATTATATGGTGAAGCGAAGTCAATGTCATAAACATTTTCAAATACTATACCAGCACCAACAACTTGAGACCCTCTAGCCAATATTCCAAGATATCTTTCATCTTCTTTATCTCCGAACGCAGGAACCGTAATTGAGAAATCAACTAACGATACTGATGGTCTTTGACCTGGCAATTTTAACCCATATGTTCTTGCTATGTTGTAAATTGAAGACCTTTGTTGTGCGTATTGTAATACGGTTTCTTGGATACTTCTATCTATATTATAGTGTAAATTGTCTGCAACCGCAGCATTCAAATCAATGAATACCGAGAATACTGATGCGTCATTAAAATCCTGAATCAAGTCAGGATAATAAGTTTTTGTGTAATTTAGGAGTTCAGTTCTTATTGACTGATAATCTCTACTTGCATATGATATTCTATTGTTTGCCATCTTATTTAAATATTAATAATAACAAAATCACTCTGACCAAATGTTGAGCCATTGGTTGAATAATCTATTCTTATTTTTGCGGTATACTCTGATGTTCCTTTACCAGGGAACCTATATATTGATGATTCACTAGTACCAACTGAGTTTTGCCCTGTCGCAATGTCCAATTCTTCTTGTGGGTCTGCTGGTGTAATACTTAAACTGTTAACCAATAGGTTTGGCATAAAGTTTTCAATAGCATCCCTAATGTCAGATTCAATTGCATTAAATGTTAATCCGTCAAATGGTTCAAATAAAAATTCATATAATCTAGTACCAAATTCTGGTAAAAAATATCTTGAACCTTTTCTTGTCAACAACAAATGAATTAAGTCAGCCTTAATTTCCTGTGATTGAAGTTCTGTTAATTCTAAATAATCCCCTCGTCTAGAATCTCTAAAGGGAAAATTTAAACCATATGTTACACCATTTGCCATACCTATAAATATAATACTATCTATTTTTCTTTAAATAGCTTAAAAATGAAAAATCCCGATTGTATCGGGATTTTAAAATTATGAACTACATCCAAAACATTCAAAAGGACTATCCTCAGGTTTGTTTGTTAATTTTGTTATTTCAACTTTTGGTATTTCAACTTTAGCTCTTGGTTGTTGTATTTTTGAAACGTCAACCGCCAAGTGTTTTGCTCCTGTTGAAATCGCCTTAGTTCTTACATAATAACATAAAGTTTTTAATCCTTTTTCCCATGAATGGAAATGTGAAGAAGTAATCTTTGATAATGTTGGATTTGCCATATAGATGTTCATTGATTGTGATTGGTCAATGAATGGTGCTCTATCTGCCGCCATATCAATAAGTGCTCTTTGTGAAATCTCCCAAATTGTTTTGTACTTAGAAATTAAATGTTCAGTTCTTTTAACTTTCTTAGTGTAGTTTTTATCTTCAGGGTCAAGGTGATTATTAAAGTTAATGTTTTGAATTGACCCTTCGTTCATGATGATTTCGTTTTTCAAATCTTCACTCCAAATACCAAGTTTTTCAAAATCGTTAATCAAATACTTGTTAACAATCATAATCTCACCACCAACAACTCTTCTATTAAATAAAGCTGAGTGTGCAGGTTCGGTCATTTCAAATGAACCTGTAATCTTAGCAGATGATGCCACAGGCATTTGTGCTGTGAACAATGAGTTACATACTCCATATTGTTTAACACCCTCTTTTAAAGATGCCCAATCCAAGAATAAGTCAGACTCATTTAATCCCCACATATCAAATTGGAATATACCTTTTGACATTGGTGAACCTTTGAAATGTTTGTATGGTTCTCTTCCACCTGATTTACACAACTCCATACTTTCAGTAATAGCCGCGAAATAGATGGCTTCAAAAATGTTTTTATTCAATGTTCTTGCTTCTTCAGAAGTGAAAATGTAGTCCATTAAATAGAATACGTCAGCTAAACCTTGTGTTCCAATTGCAATTGCTCTTTGTTCTAAACCACCTTTCAATCCTTTTTCGGTTGAGTAGTTATTTTTGTCTACAACATTATTCAAAGCTCTAACAACTTTTCTTGTTTCATCAATTAACAATTTGTAATCAAATTTACCGTCTTTAATGAAGTTTTTTAACACCATTGAAGATAATGTACAGATTGCTGTAGTTTCTTCATCTGTGTATTGGTAAATCTCGTTACATAGGTTTGATTGTTTAATCACCCCAATGTTTTGGTGGTTAGTTTTCTTATTTGCGTTGTCTTTAGAACATAAATAAGGAACACCTGATTCAATTTGTGATTCAACAATTTTAGTCCAAACATCTTGAGCTTTGATTTTCTTACCAAGACCCATTTCAACCGCTTTGTTGTAGTTTGATTCGTACTCATCACCATAACATTCTTGAAGTGGTTTAATACCCGCTTTCAAGATATCATTAGGACAGAATAGGTACCAATCACCACTTTCCTTAACCGCTCTCATAAAGTTATCAGGTATCCATAGAGCTGTGAATAAATCTCTTGCTCTTAACTCTTCAGCACCTGTGTTCTTTTTAATTTCAAGTAAGTCCATGATATCTTTGTGCCATGGTTCAAGATAAATTGCAGCACTACCAGGTCTTCTACCTTGTTGGTTAAAGAACCTTAATGATTCGTTAACAATCTTTAAGTACTTCAATAAACCACCAGCGAATCCACCTGATGAGTTAATTCTACTTTCTTTACTTCTAATGTTAGACATTGATAATCCAATACCTGCAGCATCTGAAGAGTATGTTGAAATATCATTTAAAGTCTGTAGTAAACCATTACGTGAATCTGAATTGTTGTAATGTAATACACATGAAGCTAACTGAGGTACTTTAGTACCAGCGTTAATCATGATTGGTGTTGCAGGTGAAATAAGTTGATTAGATAATGATTTATAATAATCTACTGCTTCTTCAAATGTATTTGTAACCCATAGAGCAACTCTCATATACATGTGTTGTGGTCTTTCAATTACTCTACCTTGAGGTGTCTTTAATAGATACATCTCTTGTAATGAACGCCAAGCAAAGTAATCAAAGTTATAGTCGTTTTCGTGATTGATAACCGCGTCAATATTTTCATGACCGTAGTTATTCATAATCTCAATTAACTTTTCATTAACAACACCTGTCTCATATAACTCCATAATAGTTTCAGAAAAACTATCTTTGGTTTCTTTATGATAAGCAGAAATTGCAACTGACGATGCTAATCTTGAATAGTCGTGATGACTACCAGTGTAAGCAGCAGCGATTTCGTATACAAGTTTATCTAACTCTTTAGTTGTAATTAATCCTTCAGTTGGTACCGAAGTTATAACTTTAATAAAAATCTCGTCCGAATTAACATTTAATCCTTTCGCAGCTCTTTTAATTCTATTGTAAATTTTTTGTGGATTAAAGGACGCATCCTCACCACTTCTTTTTTTAATTCTTAATGACATCATAGTTTTTATATTTTAGAAATCTTCATCAAATGAAATTGTTTCGTTTAATTTAGCTTTTTGGTACTCTACGGTTCTTGACTCAAAGAAGTTTCCTTTAGTCTCAACCGCAATTTGTTCCATGAATTTAAATGGTTGTTCAACATTAAACTCTTTTTTACAACCAAGCTTAATTAATAATCCATCAACAACAAACTCAAGATATTGTTTCATTAAGTTTGAATTCATACCAATAAGTGAAACTGGTAATGATTCTGTGATGAATTCTTTTTCAATCTCCAATGCAGATAATAAGATTTCTTTAATTCTTTTTTCACTTGGTTTGTCCTCTATGTGATTATTCAACAAGTGAATTGCAAAATCACAATGTAAGTTCTCGTCTTTAAATATTAATGAATTGGCGTTACACAACCCTTGCATGATTCCTCTTGATTTCAACCAAAAAATTGAACAGAATGAACCTGAGAAGAAGATACCTTCAACTGCCGCAAACGCAACTAATCTTTCTTGGAAAGATGCGTTCTTAATCCAATCAAGAGCCCATGCAGCCTTCTTTTGTACTGCAGGTAATCTATCAATCGCATGGAAACATTCATCTTTTTCTTCTGGATTTGAAACATAAGTATCAATTAGAAGTGAATACATTAATGAATGGATATTTTCCATCATAAGTTGAAACCCATAAAAGAATTTAGCCTCAGGATATTGTACTTCTTTTAAGAAGTTTTCTGCCAAATTCTCGTTTACAATACCATCGGAAGCCGCAAAAAATGATAATACATTCTTAACGAAATACTTCTCATTATCCGATAAGTTTTCCCAATCACGAATATCATTTGTTAAATCAATTTCTTCTGCAGTCCAAAACGCTGCTTGATGTTGTTTGTAATATTCCCATATGTCGTTATGTTCTATTGGGAAGATAACAAACCTATCAGGGTTTTCTTTTAAAATTTTTTCCATAATTATTTTTCTTTTTTATTTACGATTGTTGTTCTCTTTGTTTCCTTTTTTCCAAAAGTTCTTTAACACGGTCACGTTTTCTTTCTTCCTGTTGTTCTTCAAATCCCAAGAATGTTACCGAACTTTCAGTATCAATTTCAAGTAGTTCATTGTTGAACTTACAGTTTTCAAATACGACCCCATCTTTACCGATACGTGACTTAGTAATTGCGATGGTTGCCAAATTCATTTCTTTTTGTTGTAAAGTTTTAGCCACGGAAATGATAACGTGTCCAACTTGTGCTTTTTTAATTGAACCACCCATTTGGTCAGTAGTCACAACCTCAGAAGAGATTGATGACCTGTTACCTTGTGTTGCTGTCCAACCTACCAATGATAACTCATGACACATAGCCTCAAATCCTCTCATAACCGAACCTTCAGCTTTCCATTCATCTTTACTTGTACTTTCAGGAACCACACAATCAATATAGTCCAAAAGAACTAAATCAATTTTTGTTCCGTCCGCAATCATTTTTCTGATTTGATTTTTGATTTGATTCATAGACATAGAATCTGAAGGGAGTTTCTTTAAAATTAACTCATTCTTCATTGTCTCTTTAATCTCAGTAATCTTACTCATTACGGTTTCTTTGTGTAGAACCAAATTATCAGGTTCAATACCAGTCCATAAGGTGAAGTGTTTACGTTGTACAATCTTTGGGTTGTCTTCAAAAAAGATTTGAAGTACATTATATCCAAGATTAAAAGCGGTGTTAGCAATCTTAGTAAGGATGGTAGTTTTACCAACACCCGTAGGAGCTAATATAACACCTATCTCACCCTTTGCAAGACCACCCTTAAGTAATCTATCAATTCCTGGTATTCCGATTGGAATAGGGTGTCTAAAATCCTCGTCTAATACTGTTTCAAGATTAGAGAAAATATCGGTTGTACCCAAATCTCTTTCTCCAACTTGTAATGCCAAACGAATCAATCCCTCAACCTTATCATAAGATTCAAAATCACCTTCAGTAATAATCTTTTGTGATTTATCCATAGCCTTTTGAAGTTCTTGTTGTTTACAAAACTTCAATGCTTTTTCTTGAACAAATTGGGTACCCTCAAATGGTGCGTCTTTGATTTGTTTAATGGTATCAAGAACGATTTTAGCAACCAATTCTTGTGAGATTTCGGATTTAACGATTTGCTCAAGAGTATCAAAGTTAGGGGTTGATTGGTATTTCGCATGATACTCCTTAGTCATCTGCAAGATGATTTTAAAATACTTGTTGTCAAAATAAGCACTTTCAATAACATCCATAATTGATGTTGAAAATTCTTTATCTACAATAAGTTGGTTTAAAAGTTGTATCTGGAAAGTGTTTCCTAAGTAATCAAAATTCTTGTTCATATATCGTTTTAGTAATCCCTGTTTTATTAAATATTTACTTGTTTAGGTCAACGCCCAAATATTCAAAACTTAATTTTGGGGCTGAAAAAATGTCAGTCAATTCACGGAGAACGTCTTTTAAAAATGGTCGTACGTCAACCGTATAACGAACTTTTGGTGGGAATAATTTTCCGTCAAAATATCTATGACAAATTGTCTGCTCTCCAATTCTAACATAAAGATTGAATTGTTCACTACCTTCAGTAAATGAAGTGTCCATAATTGCAGGGTCATTAACAATTGACTCTTTGTTATCTATCATATAGATAACAGTTTTCATTTTTAAATGGTACTGAAGTTCTTCTTTCAATTGTCTCATAAAGTAATACAATTCCATTGAGTTTTTTGCCTCAGGATTGAACCCTCTAACGTTAAAGAATCTCTGAACTACGATGTTGTCATTCAACGTCAATAGGAATTCCATTTTGGTGCTGTCTTGCTCTTTCATAATTTAATTTTTGTTTGTTATAT